TATGGCCTTCCATTATCTCAAGACCCAAAAGTATATGATCTTACTTTTAACGTGTCTGAGACTGATGCGGACGTTATAGAAGCATTTTTGAGAAGTAGAGTAAACGATCAGGCAAGTTTTACATTTACTCCACCAGCAGAGGGCTTTACAAAAACAGGTACATATTCGCAAAGTGGGACTACTGTGACTATCAGTATCACTTCACATGGAGTTGCTATTGGTGATGTTTTGACGATTGATTATACAAGTGGCTCTGCAACTGATGGAACTTTTGCTGTAGCCTCGTCTGCTGATGCAAATACTTTTACAGTTACGGCTGCTGCTTCCGCTACAAATAGCGGTAATGTTTCAATAACACTTTCTGGTGCTGGACAATATGTTTGTGATACATGGACAAAAACAATACCTTATAACAACAGAGCAATAATAAGCACAACATTTAGGGAGGTTTTTGAACCATAATGGCAAATCCTGTTCCTGAGTTACAACAGCTTAATAATAAATCAATTATTGAATTATATTCTGTTGAACTAAAGGCTAATGTACACTTTAAAGCAACCGCTCAAACTGGTACTTATTCTCAAAGTGGCACAACAATCACTGTCAGTGCAACTGGTCATGGTATGCCTGTTGGTACAATTGTTGTTTTGGACTTTACATCTGGTAATGCTATTGATGGTGTTTATACAATACAAACTGAATCTTCAAATCAATTTACTGTAACTGCCTTAAACTCTCAATCAACAAGTGGAAATATTTCATTTAATTCAAACGAAACTCCAACGATACCTACTGTTTATTTATTTCATGCAGGCAATAACATGAAAGATAGTCTAGATATTGTATGGCAATCAAATACATATGCAAGAATGCCTGTTAAGGCAGAGGGATTTAAATATACAGGAAAAGGAAAACTGCCAAGGCCGACACTGACTTTTTCTAATCTACTTGGGACTATAACTGCAATATTACAACTTACAAATCAAACAACAGCTTTTTCTGATCTTGCAGGAGCAAAAGTAACACGTAGGCGTACCCTTGCTAGATTTCTTGATGACGCAAATTTTCCATCCGAAATAAATCCCTATAGAGTAGGTTCTGTTGATCCTACAGCAGAACTACCAAGAGAGGTTTATTTTATTGAAAGAAAAACAATCGAAAATCGAAATATTGTACAGTTTGAAATGGTAGGTTCTTTTGATTTGTTTGGTGTTGGCGCACCAAAAAAACTTGTCACAAGAGCTGATTTTGCCGGTGTGGGTACTTTTGTAAATGCTTAAAATGTCTTGGAAAGAATCTTTTGAAAAATATGCAAAAAAACAAGCACCTGATGAGGCTTGTGGTTTGTTAGCAATAATTAAAGGAAAAGAAACCTTTTGGCCTTGTAAAAATCTTGCGGAAGGAAAATTTGAATTTTTTGTACTTGATCCTGATGACTGGGCAGAATGTGAAGATACAGGAGAAATTTTAGGCGTTGTACATAGTCATCCTTTGGGGCCAGCTTTACCATCTGATAATGATAAAGCAGCTTGTGAACATCTTGGATTCCCATACTATATTTACAGTATTGAACATGACCACTGGGAACAGTTAAAGCCATCTGGTTGGAAAGCACCTTCGCTTATTGGACGTAAGTTTATTTGGGGAAAATATGATTGCTGGTCGATAGTCACAGATTGGTACCAAGAAAATTTACAAATAAAAATTCCATATCTTAAAAGAACAAAAAAAATAAAAGAGTTTAGTGACAATCCATATTTTGAAAAGGCTTTAGAAGATAGAAATTTTGTAAAACAAAAAACAAATAATAATTTTAAAGTTGGTGATGTATTACTTTTTGAAACAGTAACTGGTAATTTGGATCATGTCGCTGTTTATATTGGCGATATGATGATATTAAATCACAACTTAAGATCATTAAGTTGTAGAGAACCTTTTTGTTTAGCTTATCAACAACAGTTACGAGGTATTTACAGATATGCAACTTAAAAAAATAAAAGTTTATGGAAAATTAAGACAGTTTTTAGGTAAATCTTATTTTGAAGCTGCAGTCAAATCACCGCAACAAGCCATGAGTTTTTTGTTGGCAAATTTTGAAGGATTACAAAAACATATGAATGACCAAGTTTATAGGATAAAAATGGGTGGAAGAGTTATCACAGAGGATTATTTGTCAATGACTGGGCAAGGTGATATTCAAATTATTCCTATGGCAACAGGTTCAAAATTTTTAGTACCAATATTAGTTGGTGGCGGTGTTGTTGCAAGTGCAACTTTTTTAGGAGGATTAGTAGGTGGGGCAATTGGGGCTGCTTTAACTACAGTACTTACAACAGTTGGCACCTCATTGATTATTGGTGGTGTTACTGATTTAATATCTGGCCAAAATTCTCCTCAAAATGTATCTTCTGTCAGTGATATTGACCCAGCTATAAGAGGATCATATTCTTTTTCTGGCATACAAAATGTTAGTTCAAGTGGTGTTCCTGTGCCTATTATTTATGGGCTTGTTTTTACTGGTTCAATTATAATAAGTGCAGGTACTGACACTGCCCAAATAAGAAAGTCCTTAAGCTAATGGTAAAACAAATTGAGGGTGGAGATCAATTATTTGGTAGAACACCTGATGGAAGAGTTGTTGATCCTGATTTAATTGATGGTGGTTTAAGATCAAAGCAATTCGCGACAGTGCTTGATTTACTTGGCTACGGAGAGATAGATGGAATATTTGATGAAGGTGGTGCTGGTTCAAGTACCTTTAGAAAAAATGTTTTTTTCGATAATACACCTTTACAAAATTCATTAGGAAATGAGAATTTCACAAATGTAGATGTATTTGTTAAAAATGGCGCAAGTGATCAAACAGCATTACAAGAAATAAACGCAATAGAAAATACAATACCTGTGGGAGTTGCTCTTACAAATTCACCTTTTACAACTACAAAAACAGCTACTTATATATTGGCTGGTGGCGGAGGACAATCGGTCACAGTAGGATCAACAAGTTTTAATTTATTACCTAATCAAATGGTCGTCGCTTTTGATAGTGCGCATGGTTATTCCATTGGAGAGGTCATACATTGGACTAATACAACGTCAGCAGCAACTGTTCAAACTGAAAAGCCACAAACTCAAAATATTCTGCCTGACAATTTCGCTACAAATTTTTTTGTAGTAAATACGACCTTTGAAGATACATCTTTTCAAGGAGATTGCACAGTTAAAACAAGTCAGGGATTATCTCGTACTATATCTAATACTGATGTTGATAAAATTAGAGTTACTATACAATTTCCATCACTTCAAGAATTTAAAGATAATGGTGATGTAGATGGTGCTGAAGTAAAAATTTCTATAAGGATTATTGAAAATAATGGCACTATAAACAATCCTGTAATTTTAGATGTCACCAATGGAAAAGCTACAAGTCCTTATGTAAAAGATTTTGAACTTTTTTTTGAAAGAACAATGAATTTTCCTTTAACATTAAGTGTTTTTAGAAATACAGATGACGGCACAGACCCAAAATTACAAAATTCCACAAATTGGCTTTCTTACACAGAAATAAATACAGATACAAGTGCCTATCAAGGTTTTGCTTATGTTGCAGTTAGATTTAATGCACAAGAATTTAGAAGTTATCCCAGACGTATGTATAGGGTCAAAGGAACCAAGATTAAGATACCGCATAATACAACGGTGGATAGCACAAATGGAAGGGTTATATATCCAGATGGTTATACATTTAATGGAACATTTAAGACAGACAAAGAGTGGTGTT